CGGTGTCTTTACTATCGCCGGCGGTGCTGCTCTGGACATTACTGTGCAAGTTCCAGCTGGGGCCTATGTCCACTATCAAGCCACAGATATTAGCACAAATGGCGGTAACTCGGTGACTGTTGTCTTCTATGAGGGTGCAACAGTTACTACCGGCGGTACTGCTATTACTCCGGTGAACAGGCATCGTTTGGGTACGCCACCCGCTTCAGTACTGACGGTGAAGCAAGGTGCCACTATTACCGGTACTGGGACAGAGGTTGATCGCTGGTACTTCCCCAAGTCGTCTACCAACCAGATCCAAAACTCAATCAGCAAGTCTGACAGCAACGAGTGGGTGTTGAACCCATCGACAGCGTATCTGTTGAGGTTCACCAACGCAGCAACCGACGCCGTCATAGTGTCAGTAAGACCCTTCTGGTACGAAGAGGATGGTGCTTAATGCAACTGTCGGCATTTGAAGCAGAATCAGCTCTTTGGAAAAAGATAGACGCACAATTACATGAAAGACTGCAGGTATTAAGGGAGCGCAACGACGGGCAAATGGACGCCCTTGAGACGGCCAAACTGCGCGGATCGATTGCAACGTATAAGGAGATTATAGCCTGGGCACAACAGCCCGGACTGCACAATGCCACGACAGAAATGCCGTAGGGGGGAACAGATGGAAGAGGAGTTTACAGCAGAAGACGAAGCAGCAGAGGACGCGGCATTTGAGGCAGGGTTTAACGCCACCGACATAGAGCCGGTTGCACAACAAGAAGAGCCCCCGCCACAAGAAGCGCCTCAAGGAGTAGTAGAACCAGCGGTAGAACCAGAGGTAGAACCAGAGGTGCCTCAGCGGCCAGCGCTTACAATCGATTCCCTCAAGGAGATGATCGATTCAGAGCGGACGGAAAACCAGAAGCTGCGTGATCGGTTGTTCGGCAAAGTAGGTGAACTTCAACAGCGCATTGACTCCATCAGGGCCAACGCCAGTTTGTCACCAAAAGCCAGAGAACGCCTGCAGAATGATTTCCCTGAATTGGCTGAGATGCTGTTTGATCCTGCCGACGCACATGTGGTACAGCAGCCAGCGCCAAAACAAGCCCCTGAGCAACCGGCTGCGGAAGACATCAGCAGAAGCTTTGAACTGAGACTGCTGAAACGGGACCACCCAGACTGGTCCACAGTCGTGCAATCAGAAGAGTTTGTATCATGGAGGGACACTGTCCTGCCGCCGGAGACTTCAAGTGAACTGCAAAGCAGCTGGGATGCCGACTTCATATCCGGCAAGCTTAATGAGTTCAAGGAATGGCGGAAGCAGTTAACTCAAAAGCAACAACAGACGCAACAGCAGACAAACAATAGACAGAACCGGTTGGACCTAGCGGTGGCGCCTCAAGGTATCCCGCGAACACCAGCCGCATCCTACAGCGAAGACGACGAAGAAGCGGCCATGGTTAAAGCCTTTGGCCGAAAATAAGGAGATAACATTATGTTAGCATCTATGCTTTCACCCGCCCAGCGGATCGGTAAATTGAAAGGGGACATCCTGACTCATGCTGTACCCCGTGAAGTGCTTGGCCTTATCGGCGATACCAAGCCTATGCCTAAGAACAGTGGCGACACCGTAGTATATCGTCGCTGGCTGCCCGTTAACGGTACTACCACCAGCCCCAACACCTTCTTCAGCTCCACCGAAACTGGCGACCGTACTCAAACACTGGCGAACCAGTTCCTTGGCAGCGAGGGTGTAACCCCTAATGCTGACACCCTGGTACCTCAAGACATCGTTGTCTCTCTGAATGAGTACACCGTGTTGTTTGGCTACACCAAGCGTGTTGCCGACTTGTACGAGGACGATGTCCCGTCGGCGATGAAAACCCAAACTGGCGAGCGCCTTGCACTGGTACGCGAACTGGTACGTTTCAACGTCATTAAGTCCTGCACCAACAAGTTCTACGGCGGCACCGGCATCAGCCGTGCAACTGTGAACGGCAAGTTAACCCTGAAGCTGCTGCGCAAGATTGCCAAAGCTCTTGATATCCAGCATACCGACAAAGTGACTGAGATCCTGGCCCCCACAGCCAAGTATGGCACCACTGCTGTTGATGCTTCTTTCATGGTCTTTATTCACACTGACCTGAAGCCCGACGCACGCGACATCCCCGGCTTTGTTTCCGTGTCTAAGTACGGCAACCCGGTAAGTCCGTACGAGTTTGGCACCGTAGAAGAGTTCCGTCTGATTGCCTCTCCTGAACTGGTGAGCGTGATCGACGCAGCCGAATCCGTTACTGCATCCACCTACGGGCTGTCTTCCACTGGCGGGCTCCACCCCGACGTATACCAAGTAGTGGTAGCTGGCCGTGACGCATGGGGCGACGTAGCACTCCGTGGTAAGAGCTCTCTTGATGTCCATGACCTCAAGCCGGGCCAGATCGACAAGAACGATCCTACCGGTCAGCGTGGCTACATTGGTGCTTCCACTTACTACAATGCCGTACTGCTGAACCAGTTGCACATGGCTATTGCCGAAGTCGGTGCAGGCGAGTTGACTGACTAACCCATACCAGGATGAGGGGGCTACGGCCCCCCATACCTGTCCCTGAAAAGGAGCGTACCACATGCAGAAACTTACTTATTTTACCGGCGCCATCGCCGATAAGAATGACGGCCAGCTGATTAACCAGATGCTGCGCGGCATTTACAACCGCTTTTCGACGCAGATATTCAACAGCGGCGCCATTGCAATCGCCGGTACGACCACCAAGGTAAAAACGGCGGCGGCTATTTACGGCATCATTAACGGAGTGCCGGTAACAAAGGCAATCACCGACAACCTGTTTACACTGGCCGGTACCGTTACCGCTGACATGTTTAACGTGTACTGCCTGTATCTGGATGCAGCTGGTACTGCAACGGCTGCCATGGGCAAAGAAGGTGCCAGCCTTTCAGCTGTTAAGTTCCCCCCGCTTCCCGAAAACAAGCTGATGATCGGGTTTGTTGTGGTCAACCCTACCGGCACCGGTAACTTCGTGGGCGGCACCACTGCCTTGGGCGACGCCACTGTTGTTCCTAACGCTGTCTACATTAACACCGTCGGGGCTTTCGACCTGACGGCTACCATCTAACAAGGAGATTACTATGGAAGCGACTGCTCTTCGTGGCCTTACTATGGCCTTTAACTCCAGCGTCTTGACTGCAACTGGCGCTGAAACACTCCACGATTCCACCGTGGCTATGAACTTCTGCATCGACGGTAAAGTGTACCAGAAGTCAGGTACCAACGCCAACCAGGTTACCCCGACCACGGATCATTCTACCGGGGCAGACTTCAAGACTCTTTCTGCCAGCAAAGGCTGTGTCATGGTTTGGTGTTACAACGCTTCCGGCACCGTTAAGGTTGTCCAGGGTGAAGTTACCGACCTGGCTGCAGATGGTAGTTTTGTGGTGGCCCCTGAGTTCCCGCTGATCCCCAATGATGTCTGTCCGTTTGCGTACCAGATCCTCAAAGCCGGCAGCACAGCCGGTACCATCACTTTCGGAACCAGCAACTGGAACGCCACCGGGTTCACTAACGCTATCGTCAACATCGCTGCTCTGCCGAGCCGTCCGCAAGTAGCATAACTTAACCGGCCCCCTGGGTGACTAGGGGGCTTTACTTAACTGGGGGAGAAAATGGCACGAAGAGAAATTGATACAAGGGATATGCAGGTTGGGCAAGCGCCTGACATCGAATTGACTGACGGGGAGCTTAAAACAGGGGGCAATTGTTTTGAGTTGATCGACACACCGATTGTGGACACGTACCTTGACGCACTGGCGTTCATGGAAGAACCAATGGAAATTGTTGTGGCAGAGTCCGCCGACGAGAATGCAGACAATCCTGTAATAGTTGGATGCAATGGGGTCTTCAAACAGTTTTTCCGGGGCCAGCCTACCGTAGCCAAGCGCAAATTCGTGGAGTGCCTGATCGTCAAGCATGGCCGGGTTTCCACTCCAGAATACATCAACAACGCCGGCGAGCGTGCGCGGTCCATTAAGCAGAACTCAGCACATCGTTATCCGTTTAGCGTGATTAGTGATCGCAATCCCAAGGGCGCTGAGTGGCTGCGTCGTCGTCTGGCCGAAGTTATTTAAGGGGTTACAATGGACTTCCTGCAACTTGTACAGCGTACCCGTAGAGAGTGTGGCGTAGCAGGATCAGGGCCATCTACCACGGCAAGCCAGACCGGTGAACTTGCCAAGCTGGTGGAGTGGGTGCAGCAGTCATGGGTTGAGATCCAGGAAGAGCAGCCAGACTGGGGCTTCCTGCGCAACCCGGTATCGTTCTTGACTCAGTATGGCACCACGCAGGTAGAAGGCGATACGGTGAAGGCCGGGCAAGTCTATGAGCTGGTGTCGGTGGGCACAACCAACTTTGATGTCATCGGAGAGCTTTACTCCGGCCAAGCCAACACTGCCGGGTCGAAGTACCAGGTTACCACTGCCACTGTCTTGGGGGCTGGAGACAGCACAAAGCTAGTAGGTAAAAACACCTACACCGTGGGCCCCGGAACGACCTATGACATTAACCTGTCAGATTTCAGTCAGTGGGCACAGGATTCGTTCCGCGCATATCTGGTCGCATCGGGCGTAGCTTCTGAGCTGTATCTCACGCATGTTGCTGATTATTCTGCGTTTATTAGGTCGTACGCAGTAGGGGCCTCGCGGCTGGTGGTCGCCAGGCCTACGGCTATCACGGCGGATCCAAGGACCAGATCGCTGCTTCTGGGGTATACGCCCAACGATGTTTACCGGGCCACTGGCGAGTACTACCGCTCGCCTCAGGTCTTGACCGCAGACAGCGATGAGCCGATTATCCCCGCACACTACCACATGGCCATCGTATACAAAGCGATGACCAAGTACGGCCTCTACCAAGCTGCCACAGAGCAGATCGAAGCTGGCAACCAAGGATTCCTTCCACTAATCAATCTTATGCGGCAAGAGTACCTGCCACAGGTGACACTGTAATGCAGGTGCCTGTCAACATAGACCAGATAGTCCTCGCTGGCGGCCTTGACCAGATCACCCCTACGCTTTCGCTCAAGGGTGGGCTTGCCAGGTACGCAGTAAATTTTGAATGTGCAGTAACTGGCGGTTATACCCGTATCGTCGGCTACGAGCGGTTCGACGGGCAGACCGCCCCGTCTGACCCTACACAGGTTACAATCATTCTCTTGGTAGACGCTGTGGCCAATACACCGTCTGTTGGGCAGACGTTGACTTCATCGGGTGGCGCAACTGGCGTCTTGGCCTACCTTTCCGGTCTGAAATTAGCGCTTGTTGACACTACAGGTACGTTTGCTGATGACGAGACGCTGACCGGGCCGAGTGGTGTAATAGGCACTATCACAACGGCCGCTTCTGGTCCGGACACTCCGCAAGAACAGGCATTCATAACGAACGCGTCCGCTGATATATTCCATTCTCGAATTGCCGCTGTGCCTGGCTCTGGCCGCGTCCTGGGCGTCGTGAGTCCAAATGACGTCGTTTATGCATTCCGCAATAATAGCGGAGGCACAGCAGCAGACCTCTATAAAAGCACCAGTAGCGGGTGGTCGAAAGTTGCCTTGCTTTACACTGTGGTTTTTTCTGCTGGAACTACTGTCCCGGCAGAAGGCGCCACTCTTACTAAGGGAGGGGTGACCGCTACAGTCAAGCGAGTTATGCTTGAATCTGGTGCATGGACTGGAGACGCCGCCGGTCAACTGGTGATCACCGCTCCGACTGGCGGTGACTTCTCGGCAGGCGCTGCTACCATTGGCTCCACGACAATCACCTTGGCTGGCGTGCAAACGGCAATAGTGTTGCCAGCGGGCGGGAGCTATGAATTTGTTGTCACTAATTTTGCAGGGCAGGAAAGTACTACCCGTATCTATGGCGTGAATGGCGTGGGAACAGCCTTTGAGTTTGACGGTACGACGCTTGCCCCTATCAGGACCGGAGCCACAAGCGACAAGCCTACGCATATTTGTGCGCACAGAAATTATCTGTGGTTGGGCATGGGGTCGTCTGCCATGCATTCAGCACCAGGGCTACCATTTTGCTTTTCTGCCCTGGCTGGTGCCGGGGAGATAGCCACGGGCCACGACGTAACGGGTATGTTATCGATGGCGTCGGGGACATCCACTTCTTCTATGGGTATTTTCTCTCGTAACAATATCGGGGTTTTATATGGTACTAGCCCTGACGACTTCAACCTTGTCACGCAAAATACAGGTACCGGCGCACTTGCTTCATCCTTACAGAGCATGGCGCAAACGCTGGCTTTCGATGACCGTGGCGCGGTAGCCGTACAGACCGCGCTCCAGTACGGTAATTTTACCCAAACCACGCTCACAAACTCGGTGCTCCCTTTCATTAACGAACACATCGACACCTTTACTTGCGCCATACTTAACCGTCGCAAAAGTCAGTATCGCCTGTTTTTTGAAGATGGGGCCGGTCTCTATATAACCATAGTTAACGGTAAACTTTCCGGTTCAATGCCAGTTTCATTCCCCAACCCGGTGCGGTGCACATGGGAAGGCAAGCTGGCTACTGGCGAAGATTATGCTGTGTTTGGTTCTGATGAAGGCTTTGTGTACCAAATGGACAAAGGCTCTTCGTTCGATGGGCAAGAGATTGAATATTTCTTACAGCTGAATTTTTCT